GCAATTATATTAATTTTCCATATACCTAACATTATAATATAAAGATCACACTAAAAGTTAATTTCTGTATTCATTTGTTCGTTCCTGAATTTGGCTAATACAGCACGCCTACTATCAGGATTAAATTGGATACCAGTGCCACGAGTTATCTGCATACCGCAAGCGATCATTTTATTTCGCCATTGGTTATCAACAGATAATTCATGGAGGGCTAATTCGGGTAGACAATACGTAGATAAAGTATCAACGCATATCTGCAATGCTGATGCATTTCCCGCACGAACCCAATTCGGTGCATCAAGAAGTACATTTATGTCCATAGGGGAAACCCATAGTTGGATGCTCTCTTCAAAGCGAAATTTGCGTTTGAGAAAAGAAACATCAGCTAGTTTTCGAGCCTTAACAATGTCTCCTGTTTTTGCTTCGTCTGTCATGTCCATATCTAAATTAGTTTTAAGAACTTGTGTAAGAGTTTCCTGGTTATACAAGTCTATAACAGAATGTCGTATATTCATAATGAAGTCATCTCCATAAAAAATAGACGATGTGTGCTCAAAAAACGCACTCATCGTTGTTAAATGTTCATAGGTCGGATGACTTTGCATAATCGTCAACCAAGAATCAGCTAGGACGCAATGATTAACTATACTATTAAGTATAGCCGTCGCAGGGCAACCAGATGGTATACCATTGCGGACGAAATAAACCAAAGCGCCTTTCGCTTCCTCATGATTAGCGATATGCAAATGATTAAAACATTCCATTCCTAATTTATATAAAAATTCATAAAATTGTTTAGCGTCTAATTCTTTACCACATATTACGTTACGTTTTGCTTTGACAATGTTTTCCCAGTTAACAAGTAACCAGTCACACATGATCTTCACCGCGACCTCAACATATTGTACAGGTAGAGTTCCATCGAAATTGGAATAATCTCCTGCAATTACGTTAGATCCTTGTCGTTGAAGACGTTGTGCGAGCTTAGTCCATTCCACAGAGGTAGGGTTAATACCAACGGCCAGAGAGTTATCTACGCGATTCCTCATAGCGTGTGCAATGAACGGGAGAAAATATTGTCTAAAAGCAATACTGTAATGCATAGGGCAAGCTGTGAATAAACGAGTTTTACCGACATTAGCTTTAGCAATTGGAATTTTAGCATCCTTCAGTGTATCTATCCAGATAACCTCAGGGCGCGTATTATCCAAAATGCTTTGCTTCAATC